TTGCGCTTGGTATCTGTTCTCCTCTCAGGAATCCGATCAGATTTTATTTTTTGGGCGCGGGCACAAAAACCCGCTCCACGACTTTGGAGAGTAATCGTGACTATACGCTCAGACTTCATTAAAGCGCTGAAGGCAAGGTACGCAGCCGAGATCCTCGTAGCCCGGGCCAATATACAAGTCTATATTGACAATCCCGCTGGGATAGGTGACCATTCAAGCATGAGTGCCGCCGTGGATGAGCAAGTGCAGTTACTCGCGTCCGCGTCGGACAAGCTAAACACCCTCGATGAGTTTTTTTCACCAGAAAATCCCTTATCGCAGTCAAAAAAATAAACGAACTTACGAAATGCGGGCCTCCCTCCCGCAACCGGCGGGAACTGGGTTACGGGTGTAGGCCCCAAGCTCCCGCCGGTACTTATAGGCCCCCTTCAGGGAGCCGTTAAATCAAAGAATGAGGACCAGTCGTACGGCTCTTCAAAAATTCCCAGAGGCGGGACGTCGAGGAAGCTACCAGAGCCCAGACGAGCAGCGCACCCGCCAGCAAAAACATGGATATTGAGCTCAGGACACCGAACAACAAAAAAACAAGGGCTCCCGTCATGGCGCATGTGCCACGCAACCTGATGAGGAGAGACGTGGACACGGCTTCCACGCTTGACGACCTTCAGTTCGAGAAGTGAGAACCGCGCACCATTGTACAGGAGGACGTCAGGGAGACCCGGGATCGACCAGCTTTCCAGACGCGTCGCCTCCAGCGGGGCGCTTGCGTGTTTTACGCCGTCCTTTATTTTTTTCCAGAGAAGGCTTTCCTTGTTTCTTTCCGCCCGGGCCAGTTTCCTCTGCGCTTGGCTCTGGCGTGATGTCGATGACGGGAGCCCGTTCAAAACCCTCTCTAATCCGCTCAAGTTCTCTCTCCACATCTTCCCGGGACATCTGGTCTATGGACCCCGTCCTGATTTCTGATTTACTGACGTATATATCGCCCTGGGCCTGGCCCCTCCTGTACTCCGCCTGCACCGCAGCCGAATAGGCCCCAGATTCAAGAGCCAAATCGCGTATGCGCTGGAGATCTCGGACGTGTTTCTTGTACCCGACTTGATACATCTCGTCCAACTCTTCACGGTATCTTCGGATCTCCTGCACAACGTGGGGGCAGATGTTGGGGTTTGTTAACTCGTAAGCACGGGTGTGGGCGGACTTGGGGGGATAACCGGCCTTTGTCGCCGCCTCACGAAGCGTGATTTGACCGTCGTTCGACACAAGTTCTTTTACAAAAAGCTCTTGTCGGCGGGTTAATTTCCGGTTGGGTCCACGGGTCTCTTCTACCAGTTGGTTGGGTTTGTTACGGTTTGGCAAAACGGCCTCCAAATAGGGTTTTATTGTTTAATATCAACGCTGTCCCGCCACTGTCCCACCACTTTACTTTAAGAAAGGGCTGTAAGTGAGGGCTGAAAAATTTTTTCTGGGTTAACCTCAGTGAGTTTTACACAAAAACCGCGAAAAATCACTATTACTAACGGGGATCGCGTCCCATGAGCGACATATTGTGGGATCTGGCACGGTACGCAAAAACCTCCAAAAACTCTTTATATAGAATAGGTTACAGAACTGTCCCACGCGTCCCACCAATCCCGCCACGATTCCGAGGTTTTTTATTTTTTTAATTTCAGGAATTTACTACTATAGTGGGACGGTGGGACAATATTTTGGAGCCCCTAAAACACGGCGCTTGATTTCTTACCCTTGCTGAGGTATAAGATATGTCCCAGATATTTAGAAGGAGTGCAAAATGGGTATATGCTCTGTTTGTAAAGGTAACGGGTACGTCCGTTACTACCCGTTAGTTAGGGACAGTGAGCCTGAGATCAGGCAGTGTTCGACTTGTCGAAGCGCAGGAGAGGTTATTGATAGTGGTTCGTGGACCGTGAGTAATAAGTTGGGGGGCCACGCAGATGGATTGGCTTGAGGACTGGCTCCAGCGCATCATCGAAAAATTGGCTAACTATCTGGAGGATACAAAATGAGAGAGCTCACTAAGGTTGAACAGGCTAATGCCGACGCGTTAGGAGACGCGGCGTTGTTCCATGTGACGGCCACAATTTTGAATAAGAACATACAGGACTGTAACGCCGCGTTGCGGGACCTGTTGAATCGCGAGGGCGTTCTGGATTACTGCGAATTGAGCGCTGGCGACAAAGTTACTTTGACCGGCGTTTACAGCGACGGGACCGAAACCACTATTTCAGCGTACAAAGCCAAGACCCGCGGCGATAAGCGAATCTGGTTTAACAGTCTGAAAAACTACGCAACCGCAGGCGACATCATGGCGTTGGTGATACGCGGTGGCAAGCTGATGATACACAACGTCACACAAGGAATCGTCGCGGCAGTTTTTGTGGTCCCGACTCTGGACGTTGTGGCGCGGTATGTTTTGATTTAGAAGGGCTGACTCCCTGTAAACTTGGCCCGCCTAATTTGGCGGGCTATTTTTTGTTTGACGGTATGGGATTAATTTCATACCGTTGACTCCTAACCAATAACAGGAGTAAGACATGTGGAAACTTTTCTATAGCGGGAGTTCCGCTACACGACTTCGACGGGCTCGACGATATCTCGCCGATACGGGTGGCGTCCTTCTCGACTTTGGGTATGTCAATGGCAATTATGCATATTCCGTCAGTGATTATGATACCGCCAGTGAGGAACGTGAGCATTTAGGCGGGGCGCGGTATCTCGATTCCTTACTCGACTACGACGAGACCCGTTTACGCCGGAGTAACTACAATGAAAATTAATCTTCTACGGGGCAACCGCCCGACGAATAAATTCTACATCATGGAAAGTTCAGGCTCGACCCCGACGCGCCGCCAGAAGGGTTATTCAGATTACAACGACTATGAGGCATTGGAGAAGGCGGGCTGGTTGGAAAAACGTGCAACGGGACCACGCGGTGGAAAGACGTGGTGGCCAACAAAAAAAGGCAAATATCACCTCGCGAAGGCTCGGAAGGCTCTCGACACTTAATTCGTTTTAATAAAGTGCGCCACTTGGCCCGCCTAATTTGGCGGGCTATTTTTTGTTTGATGCAACGGGATTTATCCCATACTATAGGCGAGCTTTAAAAAACAGGAGTCAGACCATGCTTAATTGTACAGCCAACAGCCAAGCAAAAAAAACCGCAGGGATTGCCGTCGCATATAGAGCGGGATGCGGTGAGATGTTCGGGACGTGTCCAGACACGTGCGCTTTAAAACCAAAGCCGACGGGGACTCTAGAAATTGACAGAGAATATGAGCGGGCTGTGCGGCGGGCCGTACCAAAGCGCGGGCAGTCTTTTTTATTCACGCATTTTGCGCCGAATACTTGGGCAGAAAAGAATCGCGCTGGGTTTTGCGTTTTCAATTACAGCGCGGACAAGATTCGTGATGCTATCAAATATGTAAAAAAAGGAACCGCCACCGTTACCGTTGTTCCCGTAGATTTCTGGAAAGATAAGGAAAAGAAAACGGGTATCAAAATTGAGGGGGCCCAGTTTGTTCGGTGCCCCAACGAAACAAACCAGAACCTAGGTTGTAGTAATTGCGGCAACGGGGCTCCGCTTTGCGCCCGTTATGACCGCAATTTTGGAGTCATCTTTACAGCCCACGGCGCGGGTAAAAAAATAGCAGGTGATGCGACTAAGGCGGGCGGATGTTACGCGGGTGGCGGTAACGTCGCCATACATTGGCGCAATTTATCCAATAAAGAGTCTCAACCGGAAACCGACTCCGAAATGATAACGCGCTTTGCCAAGGGCCTTGCGCCGCGTTCAATTATGCGTCCGCATATAGCTGGCGACCTTGGCCGCGAACAATAGCTTCCTCTCTTATTTGGATATATAGAACCCGCTAGGAAACCGGCGGGTTTTTATTCGCGTACATAGAACAGAGTAGGCTTGCGTTACTATACCAATAGTCCTATATTGTCAGTCCGCCTTTGGCGGGCGGGGAAACCCGTTTAATCAAACTAAGGAGTCAACAATGTCTAATCTGCTTTATAATTCTAGTCTCGATACGCCAATGAGTCGCCAAGACTTGCACAACGTTATAACACCCGCGCCTATGGGTCCACGCCACCATCCCTATAGCTTTGCCGAATTCGCGGATAATACAGTTCTTGCTATACAGCGGGCTGGGTATACTGTTACTGAAGAGGATTTTGCAGTGCAAAAAGACGGAATGCGGATGTTCGGGCTTTTGAAGGTCTCGAACGCGCCGGACCATGTCCCGTCGCAGGCTCTCACCGTTGCGCCCTCCGAAAATGTCCCCGCTCTCTATGAGCCCAAATGGGACCTACTTGTTGGTGTACGTGGCGCGAACGATCAAAGCATTGCACGGGGACTTCTTGTTGGTACTAGGGTAATGGTTTGCTCCAATTTGCAATTCGATGGAAACCTTGGAGTCTGGAAGCGCAAACAAACAACCAATATTGAATCGGAGATGCCCGATATTATCGGCCACGCGGTCTCCCAGCTTGATCGCAAACAAAAGGAATTCTCCATCGACTTCGACGCATTCAACCGGATTCAGATTTCGCGGGATGACGGGGACCGGATACTGTTGGATATCCTGCGTGATGAACGAGCCAGCCTATCCGCGAGTCAACTTGAGCGGGCTCTTGGGCACTGGGATAAATTGCCTAAAGAGGTAGAAGAGCATGGCGCCAACGGTAGGAATTTATGGTGGCTCTTCAACGCTTGCACTTTCGCGCTCAAACCGACGGGCGCGAACAATAATCATTCCGATAAAGCCGATCAGTCCGCGACGATATACCGCCATCTAAGACTAGCGGTTGGCAACTACTTAAAGGCAGGTCGCGTCCGCCTATTAAACTAAACTATACATTCCTACCAGACTCGCGCCCGCTGGGGATTCTCAGCGGGCGTTTTCTTTGTGTCATTATCACATTCCATTTCCGCGTTTGATTCAGTTAATCCCGCGCCGCCCGCCTGCCGCGTGGTGCTTGAAACTTACCGGCTGAACCGTGGTTCGCGGTCCGTGGTTCGCGGTCCGTGGTTCGCGGTCCGTGGTTCGCGGTCCGTGGTTCGCGGTCCGTGGTTCGCGGTCCGTGGT